AAAAAAGAGTCCCGATGACTTATTACGGTCATAGAAGAAGACTCCTTGAAAGTCGTGAAATATCCTCCCTCCCACCCATTGCGTCGAACACGCCGTGGGTACTTCAGTTCATAAGAACCTAGGAGGTGCCCGTCACCGTAGCCGTCTGGACCAAAGAGCTGAAAGGCTTCCGGAATGAAAGCCCTCGCGATAGAGGCGAGTGATAATTCACCGCGCCTCAACGCCCAGTTATGGAACAGAAATAGCCATTGGAGACTAAGTCTTTCTTTTTTAAAGATAGGACGGACGTCTTCGCCATTCAACCAATCAGCGCCGCAAGACTCTCTGAAAGGACCACTGCAAAAAGTTTTATCGGGATTAACCGTAAAGCCGCAGTACCCTAAAGTAAAAGAGAGAGACTCAACCACCGTTGTTGGAACGATGATATCATCACCATAGACGCTTACATTTTCTAATCCCTCACCTAGGAGTTCAGTACAGGAAGCTGCAAGAGCCCAAAAAATCAGGCTCTCCAGCTCAAAAGTGTAGCCGTTCCCCATCGAACTAAATTTCTCGAGTTCGATATTGAGGCCAGCGTAAGTAATCACGCCGGTTCGAAGCTTGCTGAGTAGGTCTACCCAGGGCTCCGGAAGGAGATCAAACACGACCGAGAAAGCGATAGTATCGCTCGCTGACGAGAGATCGATTGTGGCAAGACTGCCGTCGATTGATCCTCTCCTAGCTAAATCTCTGTTCCGTTGTTGGTCACGGAGGTCTTGGTTGGCATGGACACGTAAACGTTCTTTGATATAATCGCCGACACCCAACTGCCAGAAACCATTAAGGACTGGTTCTATAACAATCGGGCGATCCGTTTTCGCGTTTTTTTCGACAAAAGTGAGAGTACCCACGTCTATAACAAGGGGAACATTACACGACCATGAAAGGTCAACTAAGGGTGTTTCGCCCTCAGCGTAATATACCCGCCCTGTGGAAGCATCTTCTGCTGACCACTGGGTCCATTCCGGTGTCTCCACCAAAAATTCTTGGACAGAGGAGAACATATCACTACTGCACACTAAAGTGCGGCTAAGCTTGTTCTCAAAACAAGCATCACTGCGCTTAATACTAGTGGACGACCCAGGCCCGAAACGAGGCCTAAGGCGCTTTAGAGGTGGAACAGGACCTAAGACTGCTCTTATCTTCTCCCGGGCAAGCGAAATAGCTGCCCGTAAAAGTGGGAGAGGAGGAGTTAGCCCGAAATACTGGTTAACCTCCTGGCATTGCCGTTCCGCTTTAATGAAAGCGGCCCACGCTGCCCTCAGTGGATCAAAGCCCAGATCGAGATCACGATCCTTCTTGAACAAGGCCTGAATTTGCGATGCGGACCTGTAGTCGACAAGAGATGTATGAAAACAAATCTTGTGTTCTACAATCCCGCGAAGATCGCCGGCTTTATACAAGTTAGAAAGGAATTCCGACTCGGGCCCACCAGAGGAGAGCTCAGCAACTACCGCGGAACAGAACGTGGTGTCCACGTCCTTCGATAAAGGATAGATCCATCTATCCCAAGTACTTCTACTTTTCTTCATAAGGAAATTGCCTCATTTAATTTAAAGAATTACCTATCAACCTAGGGGACCTAGTACACAAGAGAACTAAGTAGCGTTCTCACCGTAGACCATAAAGCGCACAAAAGGCGCAGTGGAGTTCTTGACTGCATCAGCTGCGGAAGCCCCGTTAAGGGTACCAGATGCTGTAACAGAAGAGGCTCCTGCCAGAAGACTTAACATCAGTTTGTGGGTATTAGCCACATCTGCTGTCGTAGCCCGCTGGTTTTGGATCACGGTAACCGTGTATGGGGTAGTGTACGCCACTTTTGGTGGAGCCACATAGCCCGCTGACGTTCCGGAAGCGCCCAACGTTTCCATTGTTGGGACGTTGATTTTGAGAACCCGGCGCCAGTTTCCGTCTGGGAGCTGTTGATTCTGCAGCTCCTGCACAGTTATCTGGCCGTTGATCGGAACACCAGTGACTTGAGCCCTCCAAGTAGGAGGGTCCTGTGCCACAGGGACTAGGGTGTACTCGACCAGCGGATTCGCATCATCCTTAACAAGGATGTTTGTAGAAGCGGCCATTTTGGCCTCCTTGACGGTTAGATTACTAAATAAGGAGGATCGATCGAGAAAGACGTTTAATGACGGCATCCCCATCGAAATTAGGACTCCAAGCCTTTTGTGGGTGTGAGCGTTG